CGCCTGGAATTATTCGAAGCTGATCCGCAGCTCCACTACACGGTTATCCTCATTGAGCCGAACCTCAACAGGATAGATACCATCACCGTATCCCGAGCTGGTGGCCACGGCCTCGTTAGCTTGGCCGAATCCTTCAGCTATAGTGACAGCTGATACGCCTTGATAGTTGAGCTGGCCTCTGTAAGCAGCTGGATCCCACTTCTGTGATCCGTCATGGTTATCAAAGTCCTTAGTTATGTAGCACGGATCAATGACCATGATCTGGCCGCTGTCCACGCCTACGCGCCCAGCTGATACCCATTCGCTCATACGCTCACCCCCTTGAGCATCCCGTTTAACTCCGCCTTGATACGGCGAGCATTCTCTCCGCGCCATGAAGTGAGGTTAGCGAGCGCGTATCGAACAATAGAATCAGCGCTGTCTGCATAGAAGTAATCGCTCATTAGTTTAAGCGATTTCATTGGAGTGACGTATGCTTCAGCGTAGACGTACCACGCCTTGTCTGAGCACTCCCATTCAATTTCCTGAGCAATCTCGTTTAGAGGTCGCATATTCAGCCCTTCGTTTAGGTAAGCGGTTGCTTACATCCCTAAACATAGGTGAGCGTGCCACTCTCGCCAAGAGCTTTTGCTGTGACATGCATCACATGACTGGTCATCTCTCTCTCTTACCGATTCCCTGAAAGGGTTAGACAGGGTGGGAGGGCTGTCAACACAAACAATTTAGGCTTTGGGAAATATTCATTTGGCACCCTATAAAACGGATCGAGCTCCAGCCGCTGGTGTGCAACTGGAGCCCGAGCCTATTACTTATTTAGCGCCTTCTTCGCATCTCTGCGATTAACCAACCCCTCGCAAGGATTCTCAGCGTTGAGGTCAATCAGCGTAGTTTGAGTGTTCATTTTTCCGTCTTCGTCAAACTGAACATCATAGTGAGCGTATAGGTATGGAACTGGCTCATCAAATGATTTGCGTACTTCTGCGTAATGGAGTTTGCCATCACGGACTGAGTATTGCCATTCCGCACCATCTTCGCCACGGAATTCAATGTATGAACCATCTGTGCAGAACGGAGCAACTACCGCCAAGAAAACATCTTCTTGACCTGTTTTGTTGTTGTAGGATTCTAAAGTAAAACCGTTGTCGGTTTCGCTTGTCTCAAACCCTAAATCGTTAAAGATAGTGATTGCTTTTTCTGCTTTGAGGATGTCCTCGTCACTCATCCATGAGAACCAAGATTCACCGTTAGATGAACCGCCTCGCTTGATAGCGTGGTACTTTGTCACGGATTCTTTTAATGCTTGTAGTACTTCGGCAGTTTCTGGGATTTCCCATTCTGCACTTGTTAGGTCAATGTAGTAACCCACTTGTCAGCCCTTCACTATTTATCATCTAACGCCTTGTTAGATAGGAGTACCTTCTCATCTCTTGCCTCTCTCACCAATAGCATTTGCTGTGATGTATGTCACACCTGGTGGAGCTTCTCTCTTACAACAACTCCCTTAAACGGGGTGGGTGGGCCAACACAAACAAACGCGGCCCCGGAGAGGTGGGCTAGGCCGAGCAGCTGTGTCTCCCCAGGAACCGGATCATGAACACGCTTTGGCTGCAAACCAAATCAAAAACAGCTTTGACTCGGGCTAGCTAAAAATGTGGGTCATTTTATAGTGTGACCCAGCACCTTTTTCATCAGGGCTGATGAGAAAACTCAGGAACCCATGTCGTCCACCGTGTCTCTAGAGACGTGGTGATTAGTCGAACTCGGATCGAGCCCGTGCGATTAGGAACAGTCTCTACGACAATTCCCGTGACGTGATTCTTATGCGTGGTGTAGATGTCACCAACCTTTGGCTCCATTACGCCACCCCGTGGTCTTGCAACACTTGCATGACTGCCGTGTCTAAGTCCTCGACAATCTGCTTCCAGTCAGCACCATTTATGGTGTAACCAGTCGCTTCCTCGTGTTCAAGGCGTGACCATGAACTTTCCCAGTCAGGGAACAGCGTGGTGTTATCAGTCTTGTTAAGCATTGAGTGTCCTCACTTCTCCACCTTGTGGATGGTCAGCAGGTAACGCGAGTCCGAATAGGAACCCACCGCCGTTACCTTCAGGGTCTTGTGATACGGAGATAACTCCAATCTCACCATTAGCGAATTGAACGGTAAACTCAGGGAACCCGTCACCGAAATCATCCTCGGTATTCATACCGTCGAATGATAGGATGCGAGCGCCTACGAATGAACCGTAGTACCGCTTCCAAAAATCATCTGCCATTTATTCAGCCCCAATTCATTAGATACTGTGCTTCTCTAACAACACGAACATTAGGGCACCCCGCCACACTCGCCAACACCATTTGTAGTGATGTACGTCACACGTCTCTCTACTACCTCCCTTTTAAGGTAAGAGACAGGGAGGGTGGGTCTCAACACAAACAATTTGCGCGAGCGCACAAAAAAGCGCCCTGCCCCTGAACGGAGAGGCAAGGCGCTTTCTGTATCCGATTACCAACTAGATTGGTACTCGAAACTCCAATCGGTAGTCATCTCTAAACACTTGTCAATTATCTTGATAGTGTCCTCTAAACTTCTGTAATACCACTCGTCTCTTTCATCATTACCGAAGAAGAAACCAGAGGTAGGCTCTACAACTCCAGCATGATCTGCCAGCGCCATAGTCTTGACCAACATCTCCAGCTTGCAATCGTCTCGTAGCTGAATTAACTGCCCACGTTCGACATAGTGAGGCTTGCACTCATCCTCGCCACCTTGGACATTTTGCACGAACCAGTTATGAATTGCGTTCGCTTTGCGCCAGTATCCAACTGTGAACTGAACCTCAGCAGAGGGAGAGTCATCACTAACAGGAACATCAGGGAACAGGTTGCGAAGTGTCCTGTACTCGTTCGTGTCCTGCATGTGTGACCAACCACCGACATACTTCTTTGCATGGAGATACATGTCTAGCCCCATTTTATTCCCCTTCCAACTCAGCCAGCACTTGGTAATCTGCGAAGGATGAAGCCCCCCACATTTTTGCAATACCTATAAGAGGGTTGATTAGCATTTCCACCTTCTCAGGAGATACGCCTTCCTTGACTAATTCATTTGTTGCCATGTCATAGAGGAAAGTGTGAAAGTCCTCTAGGTTATTACGAACAAACGCCATGTCCTCGGGTGTTGAGGTTGGCTCACCAATTACTCGCACAATGCGACTTATCTTTTCTTTATCCATTTCCAGCCCCGTTCGTTAGGGTCGTTCGCCCTAACAAGAGAACCTTCCCATTTTCTCCCCCGTTCGCCAATACCATTTGCTGTGAGCTGCATCACACATCTCTCTCCACTTATCCCTTAGGGATAGGAGATCAGGGTGGGTGGGAGCTCCAACACAAACATTGGCAGAGGCATTGGGAAAAATGAGTATTTTGGCATACCCTAAAAAAAACAAAGCGCCCACCCCGAAGGGCGAGCGCCTTGCTTGTAATTTAAGCGGTGACTAAAACTGTGTCGCTTTCGCTAACTAGAGTCTCGGTCACTTTAGGGTGCAACTCGTAACGCATTGCGGTCAGCATTGAGGCTGGCATACCCGCGTTCATAACTCGGGTTAGTAGTGTTGCGAGTGAGTAATTAGGATTTAGTGCTTGTGCGGTGTGGAGTGAGGCGGTTGCCAACTCGTTATCGCCTGTCTCGTAATAGAAACCTGCGAGGATAGCGTAGAAAGGTACGCGCTCAGCCTCTGCCATAAGTGGCAGTAACTCGGTGACAAAGTGAATTGCCTTTTCGTGTCCGAATTCTAGGACAGGTGCGCCTAGGACATAATCGCGGAAATTCGCGTTTGCGTTACTTGCCTTTACTACAATTTCCACTAGATTAGTATCTAGTGGGGCGTTAGCGGAGTATTGCGAAATTAAGGTATCGCAAGCCTCATGCGCTAAGCCGTTAGTGATGTCGTTAGACATTTATCAGCCCTTCGTGATTATCAAGCCCGTTTGCTTGATGAGATAAATCTCCCATGCCTTGCCCCACTCGCCAAGGACATTTGCTGTGATACGCGTCACAAAAGCTGAAGCAACTCTCTCCACCCTTCCCTTTAGGGATTAGGTACAGGGAGGGCGGGTACCAACACAAACATTTGGCGCAAAACAAAACGCCCCCCGCGTGGGCGGAGGGCGCTTGGCTATCTTACAAACCAACTAATAACGCTTGTCTCAGGATCACCGAAGTCATCCACTATGTACTCGTCGAACTCTTTCACCGCAGCCCCGGCATTCTCGGCCTCAATGACTACAAGGAACTTATTAGTCTGCTCGATCTCGAATGTGTACTTAGCCACGATCACACCTCGCAATCGTGGCCGTAGACATCATCCTCGGTGAGGATCTTGTCGCACTCAACGCACTTAGAGTCATTGAGTATGTTCCAAAGAATTGGCTCGCAAGCCTTGGCTGCAGCGTTTAGTTTTTCCTGTAGTGATTTCATTTGCGTACCCATTCCCAATCACAAGAGAGTCCGTCGGGTGTCTGAACGCATGATGACTCAATGGTCACGCGTTCGTGTGTTGCGAGGAAATTAATGCCCGCAGCGGTTGCGCCCACCAACATGACGAACGCGGAGAATAAGAGAGAAGCGAATACGATTTCACCTCGTGGTGTGAGCCTCATTGGTTTAACCCACAAGCCTGCATGAAGCGGAAAGAGTCGAAGCGTGGGTTGTCCATTGCTAGAGAGTCGGAGATAGCGTTCGCTACTTGCCAAACTGTGTCGCTGTCATTGTGTGGCGCGACCTGTGTCTTAATCGCATCTGCAATTAGGTTGTAGTCCTTGCGTGTCATGTGTTGCCCCTTTTCGGTTAATTCGGTGCCGTTCGCTACCGATAAGAGAAAGGTAGTGCCTCGTGTCACGCTCGCCAATGACATTTGTATGTGATAAGCGTCACATCTCCGCCAGCAGACCCCCCCAGGGTTAAGTGTGACCAATCTCACAAAGGGGGGCCAGGTAACAAAATCAGGTAACACCTAAATTGGTCGTGCAGTAGCCTAGAATTGTCGCTATGACCGCTCTCTTGGCTGTATTGGCCGCCTTGCAGATTGTGCAGATAATTGCATCCTCGGTTCTAGAGGTTAAACGAATGAAGCTCTTTAAAGAAGATCGCAAGATCGCTGAACAAGAACGGCGTGGCGTAAAATTTTATTAGCGATAATTGGTCACACAGTAGCCTAAAGAACTGCCATAATTGCGAACATGGCTAAGAAAGAAGAGCGTTACAAAAAGGTTTCCACCGTGTACAAAAAAGGTCGTGGTGGTGGCGGTAAGAGTGTAAAGCTCAATAAGCAGGAACTTGAAGAAGGTGCCGTTGCATCTGATCTATTGAAGAAACGCTCGACTAGTGAGTTTTCTACCACTGAACTAGGTGCCCTGATGCAGGTTCCACCGGGTGGCGCAGAACCTCATCAAATCAGAACTAAATCTCGCCAATTCAATCGAGTTGCTAATGACATGCCAGAAGCAACTGTTAGTGACATCCTTGTTGGACCTATGGGCGATTACAAGAAGAAGCCTATGTCAGCTAAGACTCCTAAAATCGATATAAACGATTAGAACCAATTCGGCCGTAAATAGATTTACCCTTTAGCCATGTTTATGCAATGGCTTATGGAGCAGTACGACAGAGATGATGAGATCTCTGCCCTGCAACATACAATCTACGTGGATTACAACAATGGCTGTCTCGGCAGTGTTGCTGATCTGCTGACTGTGGGTACACACTTTAAAACCCATCATCCAGACACTTTCTACAAGATGCAGAATCAGTTGGCCATTGCCATTAAGACTTACGATGACCCTCTGGGTCGGTAAACTATAGCCATGGCCGTTAATCGCAATCTTCCACCCAGTGAACCCGAAGATAATTCGGTAGAGAACTGGAAAGCCGATCGCCCTAAAGAGGGATCATCTACTCGCCAATTCCGCGACTGGGCTAAGAAGTCTCCAGATCGTGTAGCAAATGCTGAGGATCGCCTAGAAGAGTTTGAAGAGAACCCAACAACTAACACACGTGCTAAGTACAAGGGTAAGCCAACTAAGTCTCGTGCTGCAGTTGTCAGCAAGTGGCAAGCAGCTCGTCCTCAAGGTGGAACTGGTGTTGCTAAGGATGCAGAAGGTGCTGCGAACCGTCGTGCAGAGTTTATTAAGTGGGCAATGAATAACCCTAATAAGGGTGACAATGCCAAGCGTGCTATCAAGGAAGGAGATAAGTAAATGGAACCTTCAGAGAATCAATTTAAACTTATCTTCCTTGATCCAAAGCGTGCTGAGAAGCAAGCGCAGCTAAAGAGCGAGCGCCAGTGGGGACCGCAGCAAGCAGGAGTTGTAAAGCCATATGACAAAGACTCTAAGTAAGTGTCGTAAGTGCGACCATGAGATTGAATATGGAATCTGCATTGAAGACAATTGCAATTGCGTGTGTGTCAAATGATTTATGATCCAGCCGCTGGCAAGTCCAGAGCAGAACGTGCATTCGGGGAGATCCGTAAGGGTGTAAGTACAGGTATTTCGCGTTCGAAAGAGAGTCGCAAAACTCACTTTGGAATGTATGATGGTCGTAGAGCTTCTTATGGTCGCTATCAGGTTGCAGACACTGCATCTGATGCAATGGACAAGTCACAGACGAGGAATAATAAATGAAACCTGATATGGATCAGTTCCGCGCTGATCACTCTGCAATGCGTAAAGCACAACGCACATCTGATGCTACGTGGGCTAAAGAGCAATACGAAGCAAAGGGCGGAGATAAAGCCGCATATGATTTTAAACCTGAGTTCAAGGGTCAGTCCTACGAACAACAAGTAAAGGCGAAGAAGAATGGCTAAGACAGAGGCGTGGACACGTAAAGAGGGTAAGAACTCTGAAGGCGGTCTTAATGAAAAGGGACGCAAGTCATATGAGCGTGCTAATCCCGGTTCTGATCTAAAGCCACCTGTATCTTCTAAGGAAGCACGTCGTTCACCTAAGGCTGCTTCGCGTCGCAAGTCCTTCTGTGCGAGAATGGGCGGTATGCCAGGTCCTATGATTGGTGACAATGGCAAGCCAACTCGTAAGGCGCTAGCGCTAAGAAAGTGGGACTGCTAATGGTAAACCCATGTTGGGACGGTTACGTCCAAGTAGGTATGAAGATGAAGAACGGTAAGAAAGTTCCTAACTGCGTGCCTGAAGGTTCTGGTAAGAAGAAAGTTGCAAAACCTACTACTAAGAAGAAGGCAGGTAAAAAATAATGTGCGCTACTTGTGGATGCATGGGTAAGAAGACAGCTAAGAAGGCGGCTAAGAAGGCTGCGCCAAAGAAGATGTCTCCTAAGCAAAAGAAGCTTGATGTAGATAAAGATGGCAAGCTAGAAGGATCTGACTTCGCTGCCCTACGAAAGAAGAAGAAGTAATGTGTGCCAAGTGTGGCTGCAAGTGCAAGCCAGGTAAGCCACAAAAGGGCTGTAAGTGCACATGTGCAACTTGTAAGAACGCTAGAAAAAAATAATGCAAAAAAAGACAATTAAAGCCGCTGGTGAAAAGCACACCATTAAGAAGAACAAAAACGGCGATGTAATTGTTGACCATGCAGGTAACAAAGGTAAGTACGACAAGATCAACCTTACTAAGAAGGCTGGCGCTAAGACCATCAAGGCTGGCGTAAAGGCTACGAAAGATTGGCATAAGAAGAATGGCTGAGACTAAAAAGTTTGGACCTTACAAAGGGTCTGAAGCGAATGGAGGTCGCCCTATCTACGTCTACAAGAAAAAAGTAGACGGTAAGTGGGTTACTACATCGAAAAACAAGGCTAGAGCCGACTATGAATCAAAGAACGGAAAACTACCTAGAGGAACGGATGTTGACCACAAGGACAACAACCACAGCAATGACTCTAAGGGAAACCTACGAGCATTGAAGCATGGTAAGAACACCGCAAAAGAAAATAAGCGCCGCGCTGGTAAAAAGGAGAATGAAAAGTAATGGAACCAACATCAAGTCAATTCCCACAAAAAGGAACAAGTACAAGAGGTCTTGAAAAAAGAGCTGTCGTACAGCGCATTCAAGAGATGGATATTACTCGTAAGATGACTCCTGCTCAAAAGTATGAACGAGACGTAAAGTCTGGAGTTCAAGGAGCAAAGAATGTTGTTCACTTAAACCCAACGGTTCAAGAGGCTATGGATAACCCAGACACATTAGGCGGTCCAGTTAGCGGAGCAGCTCTTGCAAAGTTAAAAGCTAAGAAATCAGAAAGTAAGAAGACTGCTGAACGCGAGATGAAGCGCCGCTAGGTTGAACGACAAGGAACGCTTAAAGCGTTGGACTTGTGAGTTTTGTGAAAAAATATATGCAGTACCAGATCTAGCACGCATGTGCGAAGAGAAGCACCTAGAGGAAGACTACAAAGATGACTGAGCATAAAAAGCATAGACAACACGAAAACGTGTCTATGAATGAGCGGGGTTACTTACGTATTGGCGGACTTGTGCTTCCTTACTATCCCGCATACTATTGGGGCGGTATGGATTCTGGAACAACTAATGCAAGTACAATTACAACCGAAGGAGGTAACCATGCAGGAGACGCAGGTACTGGAGATAGCGGAGCGGGAGCTAACAACTAAAGATAGTTGTGATTCATGCAACGCTGCTGCACGTGTTGTATACACATTGTTAAACGGTGAGTTAATGTTCTGTGGTCATCACGCAAGAAGTGTTAACGAGTCATTAAGTAAAACTGCAATAACTGTTTGGGACCCTCACAGCGAATTGTTCTAGTATAATTTAAGTTGTCGAGGGAGAAGACAACTGAATGCATCACGTCCATTCGCAATACTAAGACGGCATTTTAAAAAGTTACACTACGCAGTAGGTACGGGAACATTGTTCTTAGTACTTAATCTTGGCATGTCCGCACACGCAGATGAGGTTACTCCTGCACCCAGCGATTCCGTTCAGCCTGCTGCCGATCCGACTCCCGATTCAACTCCGACTCCTGTAGCGAGTCCTGATACTTCTTCCAGCCCTGAGCCCGTGGCCACTCCTGTTGAGACTGTTGCTCCTGCATCAGAGCCTTCACCTTCTCCGACGCCCACTTCCGATTCTTCTCCGCAACCCGATCCAAATCAATCTGTAACGCCTGCGCCTTCGTCCTCGCCCGAACCAACTCCGACACCAAGCCCTGAGCCTTCTTCCGTTCCGGCTGATACCACTGTAACAACGACACAAGATACCCCAGTCCAAACACAGCCAACAGCAACAACATCTCCATTAGTGGCAACCTCTCCAGAACCTGCTCCAGTAGTAGTTGAGACTGTTACCCCAGGCGGAGACGACACGTCTTACAGAATCCCGCTGACAACTTCAGTCTTATTTAACGGTGTTGAGTATACAGACGTATACGCCACAACTAACTCTGTAATAACATTTGGTAGAGCAGATGGAACTTACTGGGATTACCCAACAACTCCGTCTATCTCGATTGAATCTCGTGACTGGTGGGTACTACCACAGCAGATGCCTGACACGCACTTCATTATTAGAACAAGTGACGGTGGATTTCAAGTAGATGGTATTTATCGCCCATACGGAACAATGACTGGTGCGACAACTCAAATTGTTATTACTGGTCAGATCCTTACAGACGGCAATGTTTCTTACACTTACTCTGTAGATGGACCTTTAGCTGGAAATGAAAGAACTGGAGCACGTCTTCAGAATGGAACTGTTGTAACACTTGAACAAGCTGGTGTTACTCAAGTTACAGCTCCTATTGAGTTAACTCCTGAACCAGTTGTTGAGCCTACTCCGCCACCTGCGCCAGAACCAACTCCTACACCAACACCAGAGCCTGAACCTACGCCTACACCCACACCTGAACCAGAGCCAACTCCAGTCCCAAATCCTACGCCTCAACCTGAACCTACTCCCGTTCCTGTCGATCCAACACCCACACCAGTAGACCCACCAGTAGTGGAACCAACACCAGAGCCAACACCAGAACCAGCTCCATCACCTGAACCTCCTATAACTCCACCAGTGGACCCTGTCCCCACAAATCCTGATCCTGCTCCACAGCCTGCACCACAACCTGAACCCGTACCTCAGCCAGAGCCTGCACCACAGCCTGAGCCTGCGCCACAGCCAACCCCAGAACCTGCGCCTGAACCTGCGCCTGAGCCAGAACCTGCTCCTGAGCCTGCTCCAGAGCCTTTACCTGAGCCCGAGCCTGCTCCAGAGCCCGCTCCAGAACCTGAGGAGCCACCTGTCGCAATCCCTGATCCTGAGCCATTGCCTACTGAGCCACCCATAGAAGAGCCAGAGCCACCCACAGAGCCCCTACCAGAGCCGGTAGAGCCCGAAGAGCCACCCGTAGCGCCCGAGGAGCCTCAGGAACCTGCCACACCCGTGGAACCAGAACCAGAACCAGAGTCACCAGAAATAGAGCCAGAAAATCCGTCCACAGAACCATTAGAACCTCCTATTGAAGAATCAGAGCCTAGCACACCAGAAGAAGAGGTTGCGAGTGCTGTAGAGGATGTTCTATCTGACGGAAAGCTTTCTGCTTCGGATGCTGATGCTGTTATGGATGCGCTAAACGCAGATGGCGAAGTTACCGCTGAAGAAGTGTCTGCGTTATCTGATGCCCTATCCGCTGACGGAAAACTGACTGCCGCTGAAAAAGATTTAGTTGCAACTGCACTTATTGAATCAGTAGCACCTGGTGAGACTCTTACTAAAGAGCAGATCCAAGATGCTGGTATTGCATATCAAGACCTACCAGCAGAGACTCCTGTTGAGGTTAGGCAGGATGAAAACGGTAACGAAGTTATAATTACAGCAGACGTAGCTGCGGCTCTAGTTTTACTAGAGAACCCTTCAGAATTAGTTGGCGCAATATTTAGCGATCCAGGGGAAGCACTACAAGCACTAGGAAGTATTGGTGCCGATATGTCTCCCGAAGAACGCGAAGAAGCAACAGAGATGGTAGTTGCAGCCGTTGTTGCGGCTGGAGCTGCTATTAATGCTGTTGGCGCTGCTACGGCAGGAAGTACAGGGGGCACTTCTACTGGAGGAAACTCTGGTGGAGGTGGAGGAAGTGGTTCTGGAGGCGGAGGAGCCTCTGGAGATTCAAGAGGAATTAGGAGAAGGAAGCCTTGAAAATATTAAGAGACATGGTTGATCAACTATGGACGCTACTTGGAATGTTTATTGCTTGGGTAGTTTTGGACGGCAGTGCAAAGACTGTTGTTGGCTACGCAATCGTAGGAACATTACTTGCTTGGGCTGTTACTTATCCACTACGTAACCCAAAGGATGATGAATGATTAAAAGAAGTTTATTAGCCGCAGTGGCCGCCATAGCGTTAGCTGTGTCGTTGACCAGTTGTGGCTATAGCGGATTCTTTAGGTATCCGTGCCAAGACCCAAAAAACTGGGAACTAGAAGACTGTAAACCACCTATCTGTACTGCTACACAGACTTGTCCTGTAGACTTAGTAAAGACCCCTCAACCAGAAGGAACACCAAATGTCTAAAGAAAAGCTAACACCACAAGATTTAGATGCTAGATTAAAGTTTATTCTAGGCATCACACTAGGAACAATCCTATTGGCAACCTCACTAGGTATTCTCTACGGTCTTTTGTTCGTAACGCAGCCAATTGGCGCACAGTCAGAGAATGACAAGATGTTCTTCAATGTTCTTGGAAGCATCGCAACATTTATTACAGGAACTCTTGCAGGTATCTTGATTGGTCAATCTGGTGCTAAAGACATTATGGCAGCACAGTTGTCAAACAAAGAGATGGACGCTAAGAACACACAGGCTGACAAGAAGCTTGAAGCAGAGATCGACGCAACCGCTGCTCGTCTAGCGGCAAAGCCTGACGGTCAAATGCCAGAGCCACAACCAGTTGATACAGATTGGGATAAAGACTAATGGCAGATCAAGGAACAGCAGCGCGTCTTATTGAGGTCGCTACAGCAGAATTAGGGACTATTGAAGGTCCTAAGGACAATGAAACAAAGTACGGCGCTTACACAAAGGCTAACTTTCAGCCCTGGTGCGGAAGTTTCGTTATGTGGTGCGGGAACGAGGCTGGGGTAAAGATTCCTAACACCGTTTACACACCAGGTGGAGCGCAAGCGTTTAAGAAGGCTGGTGCATGGATCGATGGAGACATTGCAGATCCAGAACCAGGCGATATCGCGTATTTTGATTTCCCCGCAGACGGTGTCGATAGAATTTCTCACGTAGGAATTGTTATCAAGGACAACGAAGATGGAACCGTTTGGTGCATCGAAGGCAACACCAGCCCAGATAAAAAGGGAAGCCAGAGGAATGGCGGACAGGTTTCTAAGAAACTTCGTGCGTTCAAAAAGAACAAAGCAGGAGAACAAATTTCAATCGTTGGCTTTGGTCGCCCAAAGTTCAAGGGTGGAGCAAAAGCATCTGTACCTGCTGCAGCTAAGGAAGTTTGTCCTACCTGCGGCAAGTAGATCTACCTCCAAGTAGAAGCCCCTCAGTTTCGACTGGGGGGCTATACTTTTGCCTGAATCGCCAAACGGGATTCAATTAACTTATATCGTCTAAGGAGATATACAAATGGCTTCAGGCTTAACAAATTCACAATGGGATCACCCACACAGACCTTACCCAAAGGGTCTCCCAGAACCATCACCCAAGCTAGTAACTCTGCAACAACTAATGAGTGATCAGTTTTTCCTAGGGTTTGATGAACAAATAAAGCGTTGGAACTCTCTAACCTCCACCAAGGTTGTTACGTTTCCTCCATATAACTTAATTAAATCTGACGATAACCACTACACAGTAGAACTTGCTGTTGCTGGCTACTCTAAAGATGACATTGAGATCACGGTTGAAAAGGACCTACTCACTGTAAAGAGCATCGCTACAGATGAAAAGACAGATGATGTAGTCCTACATCAGGGAATTGCAAAGCGTCAGTGGACTCAGAAGTTTGTGTTGGGAGAGTGGTTCCTTGTTAAGGGGGCAACTCTTGCTGACGGGCTTTTGACCATCAAGGTTGAGCGGGAAATCCCAGATGAGATGAAACCAAAAGTTATTAAAATCAAGTAACATATCTACTGACAGCGTTTCGCTACCTGTCACAGTGACCTGAGCATGTCCTTAAACTGCTCCTTTTTGCCCTTTAGCTCAGCAGGCAGAGCACGCGACTGTTAATCGCGGTGTCCCTGGTTCGATCCCAGGAAGGGCAGCTTTAGTGAGTTTCATTCGAGTATTTAATAGATAATTGCAACATGGCAAAAGCAACCTTTACAGCAAACGTGTCTAGCGGGTCATCTGTTGGCTTTTCTGGTGTCCCCGGAAAAGGAAACTACTCCTTGGCGTTTAGTCAACAATTTGGAAAGTCTTTTGAAAAGTCGTATAAAAAGAAAAAGAATCAAGAAGACACTGTTATTCAAGATCCTCCTAAGGACCAAGATCCTGTTAAAGAGCCAGTCAAGGAACCAGTTAAGCGCATAAATAAAGGTAAGGACGCAACTACTGCCGACGTTGAACAAGCAGTCTCTAAAGGCTTTATTACTCCCGAAGAAGCAACAGGTGGAGAATGGGGCAAGGGCGCTGCTCTTAGTTCGACCTACAGCAAGAAGTCTGCTGCTAACGCTGCGGCACATGGTGGCGTAAACGTAGGTAAGCAGTTCACTGGTGTTCGTGCAACCAAGGCTAACTTTGGTAATACCCCTAAGTTTGAAAACGGAGCCCCTAATTATGGAAGCGCTCCAGATAATCGTTCTGGTGTGGGCGCAGTAAATTTGGATAACGTAAAATGAGAGACCGCGAGTTTAGAGACGCTCTGACACGTGCTGTTGGAGCTATAAAAGGCGAAGACACCAACACGCTTCAATGGGATCGCTTTAACCCGTGAGAAAAAAAGAGTTTAAAGGCGAAAAGCCTAGAAATGATAAGCCAGTTCTAGATTCTCGCTTTGGTTTACGTAAAAAGTACCTAAACCCAAATGAAACACCAAGCATATTTTCATATGCAAACCCCGGTCGCGGAGTTCAAGGAGAGCACCAAAACTGATTTAGCGAGAAATCGCTACCCTTATCCCGTATCGTGGTGTTGCCTTAAGAAAGGACTACTATGGCCTCTTACACAATTAAGCGCCTTACTAACCCAACTCAACTGGGTACAAGCGCTTCCGCTATTTACACAGTCTCTGGTGTAGGTCTATCTGTTGCTGTACGGCAACTAATGGTCTCTAATGTTTCTGCATCTTCTGTTAACTTTTCAATGCACGTCGTACCAACTGGCGGAGTGGCTAGCTCGTCTAACCTCATGGCTCCAGCGGTAGCGATCGCGCCAAACTCTTTTATTACAATCGACCTAGATCAGGTTCTTACTAACGGAGACTCACTGTCAGCGTTCGCAAGTGCTACATCTTCTCTTAACGTAATGGTCAGTGGTTACGAGGTAACTGCATAATGGCTATCAAGGTATACGGTCCGACAATCCTTGCTAACAACACTTCGGGCCAGAGAAACATTTTGATATCCACATCTAATCCATCAAACACTGATGGTCGTGATGGAGATGTCTGGCTGAAATATACGGCGTAGTCTATGCCACAGTACGTAAAAGTTCAGGGTACGTGGAAATCCGTTGATGAGTCCGCAGACTGCGGAAAGATTAAGGTTAACGGTGTTTGGCGTACCGTCTCGAATTCTTACGTAAAAGTAGCAAACGTTTGGAAGTCTGTTTGCGCTCCTGTAGTGACAACAACTCCAACTACTACAACAACTACCGCTACGACCACTGCTACAACCACGGCAACTACGGGTACAACTGCTACCACCACAGCAACTACAACTGCAACTACTGCAACCACAACTGCAACCACAACAACAACCGCAGTTACTGGTTGGTGGGCAATTGGTTGCTGCAATGGAAGTTTAGTATATGGAAGTAGCGGTGTTTCAGAGGCAAACGCGCTAGACAACCTTGACGGAGCGTGTGTCGGAGACCCTACTGGTCCTTCTCAGATATCTGTTCAATACGGCACTACTTACCCTGCAGCACCGAACTGTGGAACTACAACAACAACAACCGCTACAACAACCGCTACAACAAGTAGCACTGCTACGACATCAACCACAACTGTCACCTGCGGTCCTTGCCAGTCATACACATACACAGCTCCAACATGTAATGGTGAAGACTCTTATGTGGGTAACTACGCTGGAACTCGACAAACCTGTAGTGATGGCACTTATGTAATCTGTACAGCAGCAACTTTCCAAAGTTACGGCGCATGTATTGCAGTCAACGTAAGCAGTTGTGGTGGCTCTGGTGGTGCTGGAACTTCTTGTACCCCAGCTACTACTACCACTACAGCAGCTACTACAGCAACAAGTTCAGCCACAAGTTCTGCGACTACCTCAGCGACAAGCTCCGCAACTACCTCAGCGACAAGTTCTGCAACGACTACAGCGACAAGCTCTGCAACTACCTCTACTCCAGCCTGCGTACCAAACGGTACCATTACCTACGGCTCGACACCTGGTCCTTGCTGTATCAACCCGTCTTGTGGATGTATTCCTATGTACGATAGTTGTGGCACCTTCCTCGGCTGTGAATGTACCTAATATCTGACAAGGTGTATGATTAAATCATGATGACAGATGTTAAAGCTTACGTAGAAGGCGAGTTTGCTTTTGGGTACAAAATCCCAAATGACAACCCTTTACTTACCTTTTTAAAAGGATCTCCAGAGTTCGTAGAAGTACCTGCCGATGTAAAGATGCCATTGGCTGGGGACACCTACGATCCTATATCTGGGTTTACATACGCAGACGACTCACACAGACACTTTAATGAAACACGTCAAGAGTCCACAGTAATTGCGTACATAGAAAACGGCGTGGTTAACAGAACCATGATCTACTTAATGGACGTTGCTTTAAACAACGCCACGGTAGCGGCTCTTTTAAGCAACCCAACCTTCGTATTTACTGAAGAGGCTTAAAATGACCGAGAAACTAACTCCTTGGCAGAAGTACAAGCAAAACCTTGGCGAAACACGTCCTTGGGACATGCTAAACCCAAACGTTGAGCATGCTACCGATGAAGAGCAAACTAGACGTTTTGATATCTGCAAAGCTTGCCCAGAATTAATTGCGCTAACAAGTCAGTGCAAAAAGTGTGGATGCATCATGTCTTTAAAGACAAAACTAGAGAAGGCTGTCTGCCCAATCGGTAAGTGGTAATCACCACATGAGTTTTATATTTCAATCCCACTGGCATGGCAAGTTTGGCAATCGCATGCACCAATACGCGTATGCCTCAACCTATAAGCGACTACATAATGTTGACTACATAACCCATTCTGATTGGGAAGGTACTCATCTTTTTAAAAACCAACAACACACTGTTACTACCAACCTTGATTTAGCACAACAGTTAAATAACGGGGCTTTACTAGGTGTAGAACGAGATAATGTTGTGTATGAAGCGTTTCCGGGAATAATTAAGGTAGATGCTTTAGAAGAGCGCCGAAACTATAAAAAGTACAACACTCCAATCTTTTTTGACAGCCTTTCCGCCTACAACGATGCGGTGTTTGCGCCTATGAAAAAAGAACACCTGCTTGAGGTGTTTGAGTTTTCAGATGAGGTAAAAGAAACAGCCGCTTACAAGTACTGGTCTAATCGCGCTGGAACCTACGACATCGCTCATTTACGTAGAGATGACATAGCAAGCCCAGAGTTTAATAAAGTAAATATTCAGGGATACTCCGTGCTATCTAAAGAGTCCTACTACACAGCGTTTAAAGAGCACGGGTTTGATCCAGACAAAATAGAGTGGTGCTCAGATGACTACTTAAACAAGTGGCATCCAGACCGTCCAGCAAGCCCTAGATTAAGCTGGGGCTACCCTCTAGGAGCCGAGTACCAGCAGGGGATTATGTTTGACTGGCTAGAGGACTTTTTGCGCCTCTATTTTGCTCGTACGGTCTTTAGAGCAAATAGTAGTTTTAGTTGGTGGGCTTGCTTCTTATCTCCAACAGCAACTGTGTATAGTCCTGTTTTAGACACACAAGTCATCTATGGTCGAGATGATAAGACTGAAGAAATTGAAGCGTATTTTGTTAAGGGCAACCAGCCACATTGGATGTATCTAGGAACAGCGAGTAGGTGTATATCAATATGAGAAAAGCATTAGTTCTAGGAGCAGGCGGCTTCATTGGAAGCCATTTAGTAAAGCGCCTTAAAGAGGACGGCATGTGGGTTCGTGGCGTGGACTTAAAGCACCCAGAGCATTGGGATACCTTTGCAGATGACTTTGTAATTGGAGACCTACGGGACGTCAATGTAGTCGCTGCTACTTTAGATCAGGCGTTCGATGAGGTGTACCAACTAGCTGCTGATATGGGTGGCGCTGGCTACATCAACACTGGAGATAATGACGCAGATGTCATGGGCAACTCAATTCTTATAAATGTAAACGTTCTAAAGAGGGCTCAGGATATTGGCGTTAAGAGCGTGTTCTTCTCCTCTACTGCCTGCGTGTACCCAGAGTGCAACCAGATGGATCCTTCCAGTATTAACTGCAAAGAAGAGACCGTTTACCCAGCATCTCCAGATACTGAGTACGGCTGGGAGAAGCTATTCAGCGAGCGCCTCTACACTGCCTACAACAAGAACCACGGGATGAAGAACAAGATCGCTAGATACCACAACGTATTTGGACCTTACGGCACATGGGACGGCGGTAAGGAAAAGGCTCCAGCGGCTATCTGCCGTAAAGTAGCAAAGGCTACAGATGAGATTGAGATTTGGGGAGACGGCAACCAGCACCGCTCTTTCTTGTATATAGATGAGTGCATCCGTGCAACTGTGGAGTTCTACAGAGAGGCAAAGTTCTTCGAGCCAATCAACATCGGATCTGAAAAGCATGTGTCTATCAATGAGTTAGTAGACATCGTTTCAGAGATTGCTGGAAAGCAACTAACAAAGAAGCACATCGACGGTCCTATAGGTGTACATGCACGCACATCAGACAACACTTTGTTTAAGTCAGTCATGGGTTGGTCGGTAGATGAGGACCTCAAAGCAGGTCTTACTAAAACTTACAAATGGATCGAAGAGCAAGTAGCGCTGACAATTTCCTAATCCTCTTGGATACTAGAGACACCTAGTAAGAGAGGGCAGCCATGCCGTACGATAGAGAACAATGGGAAGAAGTATCTTTCCAAGTATTTGAAGACATGGGCGGAACTATTCGCTCTGGATACTACCCAACTGGTGAAGGTCTTGTTGACGGTAACGTAGCAATTGACTTCGCGTTCGGTACCTTCCCTATTCAGCCAGATGAAGACCGCGCTGGAATGTTTCTTTCACAGAAGCTTGGCGTTCTAGATAGCCACAAGATTGCTGCCACTGAGTGGAACGCATACCCACTTAAGGATGGTCCAACAGCCGGTTCCCGCAACTATAAGGTGACCGCTGTTAAGTATCTAGGTGGCGATGATTATGAGTACACATCGCAAAATAACCTTCAAGTTGGAGACTTCGTAACCATCACTGGATGCGATGACCTTACCAAAAACTTCAACACTAGTAACAGAGAAGTACTCTACGCAGATGCAACAAAATTTAGAATTTCTGATGAGCTTTCTACAGGTGAATTAACTGGTCTTTATTATGGCCGAGTAGATGTTGTTAATGAGCCTTGGACAGGTATGGTTCTTGAAAACGGAGAAGAGTACTACGCTCCACGAGTTGGCTTGTTTAACAATGCCTCACTTGAAGAGGCTAAAGTTACGCATTACTTCGACTACCTACGTTCAATGGGCGTAAACCCAGCTTTCTTTAGAGATGCAACCTTCTCAGGCGAAGTTGAAGATGAGTGGGACGAGTCTGGAACCTACAACGAGGACGGATGTGTTCTTTACAGCTACATTCCAGCAGATGTTTATATCTACGATGATATTCAAGGTGTGCCTGTCTACGGCTCAGACCTAGACGGCGTAATCGCTGCTTCTCTTGCGTTTGACGCAGGAGACATCCTTAGCGCTGATGGCATGGCGGAAGACTACATGGTAGTTGTTTTTTCTAATGACTCTCGCAAAAATAACGCTGGATGGTGGTAATAATGGAAATCAAAGTAAAAAGCGAAGAAGGAGTAGAGACTAACGTTTCTGCTATTGATGCACTTAAGGCATTAAAAAACGGTGGCTCTAAAGTAACCGTAGAAGTAACTAAGACAAGGGGCCGATAATGCCATATCCATTAGATGACAACGGAAACATCCGTGTAGATTTTGTATGGGGCAACGTCCCAATGCAACCAGATGAACAACGCACAGATGATGGTGCGGACTGGAATAATAACTACAACCAGCCGGGAGACCGTGGTTGGACAGCGCCTTCACAAGGAGCAACTAGCGACACGCTTAACACTACATACGATCAAGGTCTTTCAGTAGGCGATAAAGATGGCGCTGGCGCTTCTTGGGACGATGTAACTGAGCGTCTAGTAGTAGTACCTTCAACTCACGACATTATTAAGACGGGCTACAACAACTTCCCAGCGTATATCCCTGACTATTCAGGCGATGGGGATATCGAATTTGAACTTGCAGTTCCAGATCTTCGTTCTCTAACCGATACAGCCGCTGAAGCACTTATTGAAAGCCTAGGGCTTTCTTTTGTAAGAGCCAACTCAACCAGTGGAGCGACTGAAGATAACGATGGAACATTTAAACTTCAAAATCCAGCCGCTGGAACAATAGTAAACGATGGAAGCACTGTAACTGCAACCTATTTCCAAGCAGGTGTGGCTGTTCCTAACCTTCTTGGAATGAACACAATTCAGATTGGTAACGCATTAACAGCCGTTGGACTTGTAGGCTCAGCTAGCTTGTCTAGCGATGGCGCAACTTTATTAAACAATGGAACAGTTAAGTCACAGGCTGTTGCCGCTGGAACAATTGTTGCTCCAGGAAGCACCGTAGCCTATGTGATGTACAACCACATTCATGTAACAGGCTCTATTCAAGCAATTGTATTTGACTCAGGATTGCCTGCTGGAGATTACAACATGTTCCTACTAGGTCGCACAATTAAGCCTGCTGTCGGTTGGAGCATTAACATCGCTGGCAATGGCGGAACTGACTACAACGGCAACTGGGAAGTAATCTCAGTAGTAAATGATGATGCTTACAACACTGGTGGAACTAAGGTAGTTATCCGTAACATCACAGTATCAACCAACACTACAGGCAATGGCGGAACCTGGACAAAGAACGTTTAACATTCCCTTAGACGTAAGGGTCTTAACCAATCTATAGATAGGAAAGAAATGACATATAGAGAAGAGTGGGAAGAAAAGTCTTTCCAAGTCTTTACTGATGAGAACGGTGTTCTTCGTTCAGGCTGGTACCCAACGGGTGAAGGCACTGTAACTGGCAACGTTCAAGTAGATCGCGTATGGGGAAATATCCCAATGCAGCCAAACGATGATCGCACAGACACCTACACCTCATTTGGTGGCGGTAATGGCGATGTAGGCTGGGATAGCACTTGGACAATTTCAAGCGACACCCTACAGACAACGCCTTACAACTACACTGAAGCATGGCAGGATCTCTTTGATGCTGTTGTTCGTACACCAGCAGATAGCCACACAATCGCTACAACTGGTTACTCAAACTTCCCTGGCTACATTGAGAACTACGCAGGCGATGGAGACGCTGGCCTAGAGACTGTTGTCCCTAACGTTCGCGGAATGCTCCGTACTCCGGGACAGAACCTGCTCTTGGCAGCAAACCTTAACTACAACCGTACTTACGTAAACTACGACGTTAATTCATTCTATAGCCAAGACAACTTTGTAACCGTTCAGTTTACAGAAAACCATGAGCTTCTTGTAGGGGATGTTATTAACATTGACTACAACGATGGGGATGGGTTTAGTGGAACTTGGTCTAACGTAAAGATTGTAGAAGTTACAGACCCGGACGCAGTTCGATTTGAGGTTCCTACAGCCTATGACCCAGAACTTGATGTTCAATCTGGTGCATCAGGATTTGCATGGGTTAACTCTTCTAACCGCTTTATCGTTGCACAGGACACAGCTGCGGGAAGCATTGTTGACGTAGAAACTACTGTTGACATCCGCGTACTTAACACAGACTGATAGTTAAACAAAAAAGCCCCCTGCATATAGCAGGGGGCTTTTTGCTTTAGTACCACTTATTTTTTTGCCAGAAGGCCCACGCGTTGCATGCGCCATGCGGATCGTTTTCTGAGCCATACCGCTTAAAGATATAGCGAAGTCCGTATTTAATCTGAAGCTTGGCTTCAGCTGTCTTTTCTACTTTGTAGTTACCCCAAGTAGATGGCATGAACTGGGCAATTCCATATGCGCCAGAGCTCTTGTTCTCTGCTTTAGGGTTGAAGTTGCTCTCTCGATCCCAGATGGCTCGGAGACACTTCCACTCTTTCATAGGCCAGTCACTTGCGTAAACTGTTAAGAAAGCGAGCGCTTCAGCGTCAAAGTATTTGACGGTGTCACTTGCCAAGGCGGCCTTGGCTGCTGTTTTAGTCGTTGTTACCTTCAAGTAGGTCAGGCTCACCGTTATCGGCTTCTCCGCAGGTGCAGGCACAGTTAGCGCCGCAGCCGTTGGTGGAACCACTAGATGGGAGAACATTAAGAACATTGTCATCCATACCGCTCCTACTTTCTTTAGATCAACTTGGAAGTTGATTCTGATATTAAGCATTTCTGCTCCTCTCAGTTGGCAAAAGGCGCCTTGTGAGCGCCTCTGTCATTTCCTACGGTATCACAGAGTTACACACGAATAGCAAATTGAACTCAAACTTTTATTTATTTGTATATAAGTAGACAATTTAAAGAGCCATACAGTATAAATAGGTTATGTAAATGTGATGTAACTCACACATCTGGTATCCCCGACTACATTAGGATGAGATTCTTAAATGAGCGCACTTGATTGGGCAGGTTTTGCCGCCGCTGTTACCGCAACTCTTACGGGGGTAGGTATGTTTACCCGGTGGATCGTTAAATCATTTTTAAGCGAACTAAAGCCTAATGGTGGGGACAGCCTATCTGACAAGATCAGGCTTGAGATTCTGCCTCTATTAGGTGAGATTAAAGCAGACGTTGCCGAGATGAAGGGTCGCCTAGATCAGCATCTCAAAGAAGGCGATAAGTAATACTGCTACACTATTAGCAGGGTCACTGACCCGCTACATAAGGAGAACAATGAAGATCAATAAAAAGTATAAGGCGATGCTCGCCTCTTACGCTCGTTCATTCGGTGCGGCAGTAATCGCTGTTAGCGCAACTGGAAACAACGATGTGAAGTCTGTAATTATCGCGGCGCTTTCAGCTACTCTTCCAGTAGCAATCCGCGCAATCAATCCTAAGGATCCAGCTTTCGGTATTGCGGCAAAGGTCGCAACTGATGCTCTTGCTAAGCTTGCAGAAGCAGACAAGGCTCCAGCGAAGAAGACTGCGAAGAAGGCTAAGTAATTATGAAGTGCTCTAACTGCCCATCCCCTGCCCTATACACAGTAAACGAACCCGGTGTTAGCGCCGTGTTCTATTGCCGTAAGTGCTTACCAACACGTTTGTACGCACGTGCTCAGGCTGGGCAGTTAGACCTTCCTAAAGCTCCAACACAAACTAAAAAGAAATCATCTAAGAAAGATGACACAGCGCCAGAAGACAGTGATGTCGTTCTAGAGCCAGAAGTTTCAGATGAAGATAACAAGGGTTGATGCGCTTCAAGCGCACCCAGTACCTAAATCGGTAATGAGTCCACAAGGACCATTCCCTAGAGAACTGTTTAACGAGAAGCCAGTAGTCTCTGACTACGAACCACAGTACGCTGAAGATGGCGGTAACTTTGTGGCAGGCTCTACTTCTCAAAATAATTTTAAAGGCTTTAGAGTGATGATCTGTTCTCTGTGCAACGCAAGAGTTAGCGAGAACAAAACTGGTGATCACGAGTGTGAGGCATAATGGCTAGGTCAAGAAACGGCATCAGCCGTGCAGAGTTAAACCGCCAAGACGAGGCTAATAAGAAGTTCAACATAGCCATGCGTATGGCTGAAAAGACTGGCTTTGATGAGCGCATAAACTCCCAGTGGACTGACTGGGAAATGGAGCCTGCAAAAGAGCCTATTACATTTAGAAACCAGCCTGCACCAACTACTAATCCCGCTCGACCACGAGCCTTAAAACTGGCGTACAGCAAAGAGGCTCAAAAGTTGGTTGTTAAGTTTAGAGATGGTACTTGGTGGGAGTACAACGAAATCCCTCCTGCTATGTGGACTAACCTAAAGGCTAGCGACTCTACAGGTAAGTTCTTGAAATACTCAGGTCTTGATACTCACGATAATATGGGACCCTTCGATCCTTCAGGGATGCCGCCAGAGATAAGGGTTATATTTAACAGCTAATGAAATCATACGGACCACTATACGTAGGAACACTTCAGTACTACCACCGCAACCTTCTCCCTGTAATCGAAAAGGGATGGACTCAAGAGTCTGAACTTCCATTTAGAAAAGGAAGTTGCTTAGTCTTCCGCTTCCCTAAAACCCTCCCCGGATTTTATATTGGCTTTTGGCATAAAGGCTCAGAGGTGGCAGAATACGACGAGGCTGGAGCCGAAGATAGACTGGCTAAGGCACTTGGCATAAGAGACATGGGTCTTACCCCAGACGATATTGAGGAGTGGAATGTTTAAGAAAAAAGAAGTTTGGAACAAACCCTTCTCTGAAAAAATTGCTAAAAGGGTTAAAAAGATACCTACAGGTGAATTAACTATGTGGATAGATCAAGCCATGCTAGATCTTGGTCGCTGTATAAGCCAGTATGAAAGAAGCAGAGACCCTTACCTTTTAGGTGAGGCGCTGACTGGTGCCGAGGCAATCCATGCGGTTGTGGACGAACTTCATACCAGAATGACAAAAGCGTAAAAACACTTTATCGACAATTCCCCTACACTATTACTACCTCACTTCCTTCTCCCTGTGCGGCACATAAAGCTCTGGTATAAAAACCAGGGCTTTGTGTTTTCTCCTACACTTAGGTTGACATGAGCGATATTGAATTTATTGACGAAGAAGACATCCTTGATGACGAGGAAGACGAGAACGGCCTGCCCGAAGAAGAGGACGACGGGTTAGACGAACTCTCTCGGGAATTCGTAGACAAGCTTATAGAAAAAACCATGCAGTTCATGGAAGCCCTTGTAGGTCACGATCTGCACCCTTATCAAAAGCCTTTGGCACGAAGAATCATTGAGTCAGTTCTTATTAATGACGGTGAAGAAATTACAGCCCTTGCTGCACGTCAGTCAGGTAAGTCAGAAACTGTTGCAAACACAGTTGTTACATTGATGGTTCTACTACCACGCCTAGCGCGTATGTACCCAGACTTACTCGGTAAGTTTAAGAATGGTTTATGGGTAGGTATGTTTGCTCCAGTTGAGGGACAGGTAGAAACTTTATTCGGTCGATCCGTAACGCGTTTAACTAGCGACCGTGCTTTAGAAATTTTAGGTGACCCAGAGATTGATGATTCCCTAGGAAAAGTTGCTGGAGTTACTCGTCAGATTAAACTTAAGAACTCTGGTTCTACTTTAACAATGATGACTGCAAACCCTCGCGCAAAAATTGAATCTAAGTCTTTCCATTTGATTGTTATTGATGAGTGCCAAGAGGCAGATGACTTCGTAGTATCTAAATCAATCTCTCCGATGCTTGCTTACTACTCGGGAACGATGGTTAAGACTGGTACCCCCACAACGCACAAGAATAACTTCTACCGATCCATTCAGTTAAACAAGAGACGCCAAACTGGGCGCGGGTCTAAGCAAAACCACATTGAGTGGGATTGGCGAGACGTTGCAAAGTGCAACACCAACTACGCAAAGTTTATTAAGAAAGAAATGCTACGCATCGGTGAGGACTCCGATGAGTTCCAGATGTCGTACTCTAACAAGTGGTTGCTTGAACGAGGAATGTTCGTAACCTCTGCAATCATGGACGAGCTCGGAGACACTTCTCAAGAGACTGTTAAGGCGTGGCACAGAACACCAGTGGTTGTTGGAATTGACCCTGCTCGTAAGATGGACTCAACGGTCGTAACGGTTGTATGGGTTGACTGGGATAGACCAGATGAGTTTGGTTACTACGACCACCGAGTTTTGAACTGGTTAGAAATTCAAGGAGATGACTGGGAAGATCAGTACTTCCAGATCGTTAACTTCTTACAGAACTACGATGTACTAGCCGTAGGTGTAGATGCAAATGGAGTAGGCGATGCTGTGGCGCAACGCCTTAAGCTCCTGCTACCTAGAGCCGAGGTTCATTCAATCGGCAGTAGCCAGCAAGAACAATCTAAGCGTTGGAAGCACTTAAAAGCCTTAATTGACCGTCGTATGGTCGGGTGGCCTGCACATGCAAAAACCCGCAGACTTCGTTCGTGGAAGCGCTTTTACCAACAAATGACTGACCTAGAAACTAAGTTTCAGGGACCTAACTTCCTAGCCCATGCGCCAGAGGAAGCCCACGCCCATGATGACTACGCGGACAGTTTAGCCATTGCCTGTGCCCTTACCATGGACTTAACTATGGTTCAGGCGGAGATGTCTTCTTCCCCATTCTATGGAAGATAATTTCGACTTTACTATGAGATTTTTCTGGTACTGATGGATACTTTAAACCGAGGCCTCAACCTTATATAAGGAGTCATAAATGACAATTTCACCAAACCCTAAGTTCCCAGAAGTTGCTGACAAGGTTTACGATCGTAAATATGCAGCGGCTCTTCCAGGACAGCGTGGACCACTTCGCTTCGAAGAAGGTATCGCAACCGATACTGATGTTCCACAGGAATTCTCAAAGGGCGCTATGCAGGGATATCAGCCTGCAGCTGGCCGTCCTAACCGCAACGCTAATGTATTCACTAAGACTGCTGAAGAGACAATGCGTGAACGCGCTCACGTCGGTTCTGCAGCTTGGGTAGAAGCACCAGACCATCTCGGTGAGTTCTCAAAGGGTGCATTTGCTGATCACGGTGCAAACGAGTTCGAGCGTGAGTTCCGTAGCGGAGCGCACCAAGAAGCCGCTAACCCAGCAGTAGTACACGACTAAAAATCAGATTAGCTCCCCACCGTCCTAGCAATAGGACTGGTGGGGCTTTTCTAAAAAGGATTATTGATGGCATACATCCAAGGTAAAGCGGTTCAAGAAGGTCCTAAACAGATCCCCGCTAACCCACGCCTTTACAACATGGTTCGAGTGCAAGCCTCCGCTCGGTTCTCAAAAGAGTCTCCATCAAAAGGTCACTGGATCCATACTAAATATAATCAAATGGGTGGAAAATACGTAACTTCAAAAAAGGATATTGATCCTCGTAATAGAGACTACGTAGAAGAAAAGAAAGAAAAAGAAGAAAAGAAGATTGCCAAGAAGGTTACAAAACCTGTAGGCAGAGGCCTTATTAAGGGCGAGTCACGCAAGTAGAAATCCAAAGTAAGTTTGGCACTGCTACGATAAGCGTACTAACAGTTTTAGATAGGGAGTAAAAGTGAGTTCAATTGACTTTTCACCGCCAAGTTATAGGGCGGCGTCAAGCGATTTAACAATCTCAATTTCTCCCCTAGGTCTTGTAGAACTAGCAGACGAAGAGTTTGAAGTACACGGTCCGCGACTAAACCGTTACTCGATGAACTGGGCTATGTATCTAGGTCATCACTATTCATACCGCCGTCAGACTGGCGAAAGTCAAATTGCTCTAAATTACTACAGAGCGTTTACAGATTTCGTAATTAACTTTACCTTTGGAAAAGGCGTGCAGTTCCGCTCACCAAAGGAGACAGAAGCGATTGTCCCTGATTTGCTGGAGCGAGTGTGGGAAGTCGACAACAACAAAGCAACAGTACTTTGGGAAATCGGTCAACAGGGAACTGTCTCTGGAGATTGCTTTATCAAGGTTGCTTACGAAGAAGAGTACAAAGATCCCGCTGGGCGTACCCACCCTGGTCGTGTTCGTATCTTGCCTCTTAACTCATCATTTTGTTTTCCAGAGTTCCACCCACATGACCGCGAGCGCTTGATTCGCTTTAAGCTTAAGTATCGTTTCTGGGGCACATCACTTGAAGGAACTCGTCAAGTATTTACGTACACAGAAATTCTTACAGACGACATTATCGAGGAATACATCAATGATGAACTTATTGATTCACGCCCTAACCCGCTCGGCACTATTCCTGTTGTACATATTCCGAATGTCCGCATCTCTGGTTCTCCTTGGGGCTTGTCTGATTGCAACGACATTATTAGCATTAATCGTACTTACAATGAGGTTGCTACTGACGTTGCCGATATTGTTAATTACCACGCTGCGCCAGTTACAGTCATTATTGGAGCGAAGGCTTCACAACTAGAAAAGGGCGCTAACAAGGTATGGGGCGGACTTCCTAAAGAAGCACGTGTTGAAAATCTTGAAGGTGGAGCGCAAGGATTAAAGGGTGCCATGGAGTTCATGGAACTACTTAAGAAGTCTATGCACGAAATGATTGGTGTTCCAGAGTCTGCTCTAGGACAGGCTATGCCAGTGTCTAACACTTCAGGCGTGGCGTTGTCTATTATGTTCCAGCCTTTGATGAACCGTTACCACCAGAAGATCGTTCAGTACGCATACGGACTTGAGCGCATCAACGAACTTATCCTTTTGAACTTGGCTGTTAAAGAGCCAGAGATGTTTACTTGGAACCCTCAGTTCAACACCCCTATTAAGCCAGGTCAGGTACAGCAGTTAGATCCTAATGACCCAATTACTTATCGTTCAGTTGTTCAATTCCCTCAGCCACTTCCACTAGATAAGCTCATTGCTCTTAACGAAGTTCAGTCGTTAATGTCACTAGGGCTTGAGTCCAAAGAAGGCGCCTTGCGCTCACTTGGTGAAGAGTTCCCAGCTGAGAAGATTCAAGAGATTCGTCAAGAACTTATGGATGATGCCAAGGCTGATGGCGCTCTACAGATGCTCAAGAATGAGATTGCTGGAGAGATTATGAAACTTACTGGTATGACTACAGGCCCAGATGGAGCCCCAGGTCAGCCAATTATGGATCCTGCAACAGGTGCTCCACAGGGCGGTCAACCAAGTGCCGCTACCCCTATCGTCGATCAGGCAACTGCCATGATCGCTTCGGGTGAGCAAGACCTAAGAACCCGCTTGGTAACAGAGGCTTACGGTACGCAACTCCCTCAGAGACGTGTACCGGAAGAGTACGAAAAATAAGCGTTTACGCTGACATTTCTTGTACTTGATAGAAAAATTAATACTGAATAAAAATGTTTGGTCATTCGTGCTACGGGCTTTAGCCCATTCGTAAAACGACCCCTAGGATGCAAAGGAATTACTTATGTCGGAAGGTTTAGAAGCTACTGTCGCGGCTGCATTTGCAGGCGAAACAGGAACTACTCCAGTTGTAAACATGTCTGGCGCTGACGCGTCAACTGCTACTACAACAAATAGCACAACTTCTTCTACTGCTGTGAACTCAAAGTTTTACACAGAAGAAGATCTAGCAAAGGTTCGCTCACAGGAAAAAGATAAGCTTTATCCTCAGATCGAGCAGTTGAAAGACGAAGTTTCTTCTCTTCGAAAAGAACGTGAAGAAGAAGCCGCTCGCTTAGCAGCAGCTGCTGCGGAGAAAGAAGCCGCAGAGATGGCAATGCAAAAAGAACAAAAGGAATCCGAACTTGAGGTTCGTGAGCTTCTTAAGGTTAAAGAGCAAGAGTGGCAGGAGCAGTTGGAGCGTGAGCGTCAAGAACGCGAACGAGCCTTCGCTCTTCTGGAGCAGGAACGTGCTTTTACGGACCTCCAAAATTACCGCAACTCGCGGTTAGAACAAGAGCGCGAAGCAATCATTCCAGAACTTGTGGATCTTCTATCAGGAAATACTCCTGAAGAGGTTGAAGCAAGTATCGAAGGATTGAAGGAGCGCTCAGCAAGAATTCTCGAATCGGCGCAGCAAGCAATGCAAACTGCACGTCGAGATATGACGGGGACAAGGGCAACCTTGCCTCCATCCGGACCATTGGAAACTAATACGGCGCAACGTAACTTTACGGCTCAAGAAATTGCAGCCATGTCTGTTCAAGAATACGCACAATACCGAGATAAACTCATGAGTCCTCAAGCTCGTGGGATCTCACAGGGCATGTTCGGCAACCCTTAATCCAAAATCCAACTTAGGAGATACATTTAAATGGCATCTGGAATCACGGGTACCGGCAACCTTGCTGCGTCCCCAACAGCTTACTCAGGCACAAACACCCAACTAACTCAGGCGATTCAGCAGATCTGGTCAAAGGAAATCCTTTTCCAGGCTCTACCAATCCTTCGCTTCGAGCAGTTCGCAGTCAAGAAGACTGAACTTGGTGTTGCACCTGGTCTACAGATCAACTTCATGCGTTACAACAACCTTGGCTTCGCTTCAGCGCTTGTCGAAGGTGTTCGTATGCAGACAAACGCGCTTACAGCACAGCAGTTCTCAATCACAGTAACAGAGCATGGTTATGCTCTTGCTGTGTCAGAACTATTGCTTAACGCATCATTCGATGACGTAATGGCTTCAGCCTCACGTCTTCTCGGTCGTAACATGGCTATCTACCTAGATAACCTTTCACGCGACACACTTATGGCAGCATCTTCAACAATTTACGGTGAAGATCGCTCAGCCCTATCAGCAGTTAACAACTGGTACGCAGATGGTACAACCGCTGCAAACCGTGCTGCTATGACAGGCTCATTCAACATGACAACTCACACTGTCAAGGATGCAGTCGAAACACTAGCAACCAAGAACATCCCTCGCTTAGGTGAGACATATGTTGCTTTCGTTCACCCACACCAGAGCCGTAAGCTTCGTGACAACCCAGAGTTCATCGAAGTAACAAAGTACGCAGCTCCAGGTAACTTCATGCTAGGTGAGATCGGTCGTCTATACGACTGCGTATTCATCGAAACAACACAGGTTGAAAAGGTCGCTGGTGGTGCTGGTCTTAACTACACAACTGACACCAACGTAACACCTGTTATCACACCTGGTGGAGGCTACATCACTCCAGCAACAAAGACAGGTAACGGAGCAGCAGATCGTTATTCAGCTATCTTCATCGGAGATAACGCATTCGGTCACGCTATTTCACTTCCAGTAGAACTCCGCGATGGCGGTATTCTAGACTTCGGTCGTGAGCACGCTCTTGCTTGGTACTCAATCTTCGGTCTTGGTCTAATTACTGACCAGTCTGTTGTTATTGCAGAAACCAACTAAAAACTTAATAGCAGAGGGGAGGGGGGCTTAACCGCCCCCCTTCTATTAAACCCAGACAATACATCGGAGGATAGAAAGTGGCTAAGAACCCAACTGACGTAACAGGTCGTAGACGCGACGAGCTAGCAGCGGCAAATATTGATGCAATCAATAAGAGCGCCGAGAGCATGTCCCTTGCTACAGCTGAAGCACAGATTAAGTTAGAAACTGAAGTTATTGATGCAACCAAGCCTAATCGACCAACAGTAGTTGTAGATAAGGTAACCAAGGTCGGCAGTCAAGACGGAGATACAGTAGAAATTCGCGTCATTGTTGACGTAGAGTCAATGACTCTTGGTGCAGGTAATGTCTACTCGTTTAAAGCGGGTCAGAAGTATCAGGTCACCACGGCTGTTGCGAATCACCTTAAAGAAAAGGGTTATCTCGCAGGAGTAATCTAAGACTAATCTTCAACGTGACGGCGGGTCTTCGGGCCCGCTGTTTTCGTTTATAAAGACTTTTCTAGTTCATGCATGGGATTATGTACCTAGTGTGTGCCAACAAATAAGGAGCAAGAGTGGCTATTTTATCTGACCTTGTCTCTAGAGTTCGTATGGAGCTTGGCGATCTGCCAAAAGAGTTCACAGTAACCCAAGCCGGTACTGGTTCTAAAAAAGATTTTGATCTTAAGGTCAAGCCAATTGACCCAATCACCCTAACTATTACAGTTAACGGTACCCCTGTGCCAACTCCAGTCGGGTACACCCTTGAAAAAGATCACGGAATAATCCACTTCACCAGCGCACCCGCAGCTAACTCTGTAGTAGTTGCGACCGGAACTCACTACCGATACTTCTCTGATTCAGACATTGAGACTTTTGTTAATACTGCTGTAGGGCAGCACCTTCACAATCGAAGCAGTACTTCTGGTAGCGCAACCACCCTTGCAAACCTACCCGCTGTAGAAGACTACCCTCTAGTAATCCTGTCAGTTATCGAATGCCTCTGGGCGCTTGCTACAGACGCAGCATTTGATATTAACATCCTTGCTCCAGACGGAGTAACGATTCCTCGTGATCAACGTTTTTCTCAGTTGACCACAATGATTCAACAGCGTTGGGATCAATACAAGCAGTTATCTTCTGCTCTAAACATTGGTCTTTGGCGCATTGAGATGGGCATACTCCGCCGCACAAGCCGTACTACTAACAAGCTTGTTCCAGTGTATGTTCCACAAGAGATTGATGACGCACGCCGTCCAGAGCGCGTCTACACTCCTATTGATGTTATTGGTCGCACTCCTCCTCCAACTAACGTTGGCGTATACGACATTGTTCTAAATCAGGGAGACTCTTGGTACGCACTGTTTGATTTCCCAGACGATACAGACTTTGACGATCTTGTCTTTAAATCACAAATTAGAACGTTTCCAAATTCTCCTTCTATTTGGGCTACCTTCACTATTACGATTGAAGACGGTCCAACTAAGAAACTAAGACTGTCACTTCCAAGCGATAAGTCTCGTTACATTCCACGCAGAGCATTTTGGGATTTACAAGCAGAATCTTTAAGCGATCCAGATTTCCGAAAGACTTACATTCGTGGTCAGGTATTCCTTAGTGAAGAGGTAACTCAGTAACTATGGCTGATGAGATTATTGTCACCCCTGCTGATCCTGTAGTTGTAACCGTACTTGGTGGATCTCAAGGTGTGCAAGGACCAACTGGACCGCAAGGCGCAACAGGGGCTACTGGCCCAACGGGTGCTACTGGCGCAACTGGTGCAACTGGTCCTGCTGGAACAGCTGGAAGTTTAGGTGCTACTGGTGCTACTGGACCAACTGGTACTCGCGGTCCTGCGGGACCTGTGGGTCCTACTGGCGCAACAGGTTTACAAGGACCTCAAGGTAACTCTGTAACAGGTGCTACGGGCTCTACAGGCCCTACTGGTGCTACAGGATCTGTCGGACCTACTGGACCTACAGGTGCTACGGGAGCTGCTTCTACCGTAACTGGACCAACGGGTCCAACAGGTGCGGCTGGTACATCTGTAACAATTCTTGGTTCATATAATTCTTTAGTAGAACTACAAACAGCACATCCAACAGGAAATGCTGGAGACAGTTATTTAATTAACGGTGCTCTTTACGTATGGTCAACCAACACAAACTCTTGGGAAAATGTTGGAACTATCCAAGGTCCTACTGGAGCTACGGGTGCTACAGGTGCAACTGGTGCGGCATCAACTGTTGCTGGACCTACGGGTGCGACTGGATCAGCGGGTCCAACAGGACCTACGGGTGCTACAGGCCCGCAAGGCCCTGAGCCATATAACTTTTTAGGTCCTTGGGACAACGGAGCAAGTTATCAAGTAGATGATGTCGTTTATGTAAACGGCGCATTGTGGATTGCTATTGCTCCAAGTAATGGTCAGACACCTGTACACGGTGGGCCTTACTGGGACATCATGGTTCAAGGTCCTACTGGTGCTACGGGTCCTCACGGAGCAACAGGTGCTACAGGATCAACAGGTCCTACTGGTGCATCTGGTGCTGACTCAACAGTGCCTGGTCCAACTGGACCTACTGGAGCAACTGGTTTAACTGGAGACACTGGTCCTACTGGTGCAACTGGAGAAGTTGGTCCTACAGGTCCACAAGGCGACACAGGTCCTACAGGTCCACAAGGAGAAACTGGTCCTACAGGATTAACTGGTGAGACTGGCCCAACTGGTTCTACAGGTTTAACTGGCGACACAGGCCCAACGGGTCCTACAGGTCCAACTGGTTCTACTGGACCTCAAGGAACTGCTGTAACAATCCTTGGTTCTTACTCAACACTTGGTGATTTACAAACTGCTCACCCAACTGGTAACGAAGGCGATGCTTATTTAGTTGGTGGAGATCTTTATGTTTGGGATTTAAATACAAGCGCTTGGTTAAACGTTGGAAACATTGTTGGACCAACTGGAGCCACTGGTGCGACGGGTGCTACAGGGCCTCAAGGCGAAACTGGACCTACTGGCTCGACAGGTCCTACTGGCTCATGGACAACTACGTCTTCTACTCCTCCAACTGGGGCTGTAGAAGGAGATGCGTGGTTTGATCCTAATACAGGCGGAATATTTATCTTTTATGATGGATACTGGGTTGAGACAGGATCGGCCCCTCTAGGACCAACTGGTCCGACAGGTGCACAAGGTATTCAAGGTATTACTGGTCCAACAGGTATTCAAGGTCCACCGGGACCGTCAAGTCTTGCATTAGCATGGTGGTTAGGAGCTTAACGTGGCAGGTATTGCAAACCTTGGCGTTGTAGATGACGCTACAGGTACAACTTACGAAGATGGACTTTTGGCTTTTACTGCTGATGCTTCATACCTGTGTTCAGTAATTATTTCTAACTACGAACTACTTGATGCGGAAGTGTACGTTTACGTAATTCCTGAAGGGTCTGTTAATTACTCTGACGAAACAAAATGGGCGCAAATCGCTTACAAGGTAGAACTCGAAGGCTATAATGTATTTGAAACAATTCGTTTTGGAATTAACGCTACAGATGAAATCTGGGTAGCGGGCACAGCTGGAGTTCGTTATTTTGTTCAGGGAATTGAACAGGCGGCATAGGAGACCAAATGGCAGGCATGCAAATACAGGGCAGTAAGCTCGTATCGGATAAAGGATTTAACAAAGGCGTAACCGCGCAAATTACAGCCGCGAACTCCTTGGTGACTCTGTTCACAGCTACATTCAAAACTCGTCTTAACTCCGTCCTAGTCTCTAACGCACTTGGGACTATTCTTCCAGTAGAGCTATATGTCTACCGTGAAGTAGACGAAAACGACTACTTTGTATCGAAGACTCGAGTTCTAAAGTCTAAGTACATGGTGTTTCCTCAAGTAGCTGGAGACACCCGTGTTGCAGAGGTTTCAATCGATGAGACCGCTAATAAGATTGGCGCTGAGATTGTCCTTCAGATAGGGGACTCAATCAAGGCTAAATGCCCTATTGAAGATGCTATAAATGTAACCCTTGACCTACGAGAGGCAATCAAGTAATGGCACAAGATCTAGTAGATATTGATGACGGATTTTCCTCAACGCTTGAGGATCTTGTAGATAAGGCGTTTTATGGCCTAAAGCAAAATACTGAGACAGGCCAGGCATATATCGATATCATTAACGGTGATGCTCCGATTCGTTTGCCCGACGAATTTGAGGTCACCTCTACCAGTTATCTAAATTGGATGTGGAGCTACAACACCTTCCGTTATAGCTTTGATCAAGAAACCGGGCGTCTACTGTTGGAGGTATTGTAATGGCACAGATCCTAGATTTAGGAAAGCTTCGCTTTAATTGGACAGGTACGTACACTGATTCAGCAGAGTACTCGTACAATGACATTGCTAAGTACGGCCCTAACCTTTACGCATATAAAAGCAATACTGCTACAACAGGTAACGCACCATCTAACGCTACATATTGGGCTTTGATTGTTGAAGGTGCTGACTGGCGCGGAACTTATACTCAAAATACTCTTTATTATGTAAATGATCTTGTAACAGACGGAACAAGTACATTTATCGTAACTGTTCAACATACTTCAGCTACTCCAGCAGGTGCTCTTCCAAACGATAACACCGTACTCTTTGCTTTGGGTCAAGAAGGTCTGCCAAACCAATCAGGTCAAGCATACAAACTTTTATCTACAGACGGTACAGATTCTCTTTGGACAGCCACTACTCGTTTAACTAAAACTTACACAGGTGGGTCTCAAGGAACAGGTGCTGTAAACTTTGAAACATCTGCTGGTCTTACAGACGCTATGTCTGTGTTCTCAGCCTCAACAACTGACTTTGCTCAGTTCCCAATCGTTAACCTAAACAATGGTGCTAACGCATCAACTGACTTTATTGCATACACCGCAGACGGCGTAAACGATAACGGCTGGATTGACATGGGTATTACCAGCAACAACTTTGATGCTGAGACTTATGGAATCACTGGCCCACATGATGGTTACGTATTCATGTCAGCGCCTCAAGGAGACACATACGATGTTGTTTCTAAGAAGACCCTCGCTGGAACTGCAACACTAACCACCTCACTCCCACATGGTTACACAACTGGAG